ACTGAGATTAAGGGTTCTCTCTTTGAGGGAGATTCTGAATCAGAGAGCGTAGGTAGTGAAGAAAATACAGAAGGTAAAGAGGAAGGTTCCTCCACTGAGGATGGTGGTGGCACTTCTCCAAATAACAACTTCTACTCTTCCATTGCCAACGCTATGGCAGAGGATGGAATCTTCCCTAACCTTGACGAAGAGACTGTAGGAAAGGCAGACAGTGCAGAGGCACTCAGTGACCTTATTGAAGCAGAGGTTAATGCCAGACTTGATGAAACACAGCAGAGGGTAGCAAAAGCTCTCAACAATGGAGTAGAGCCAGACAGTATCAGAATGTATGAAGGTACTATTAACAGACTTCAGACTATTAAAGATGCTGACATTACAGCAGAAACCCCTGAAGCAGAACAGCTGAGGTATCAGTTGATTACTCAGGATTATCTGAACAATGGCTACTCTAGAGAGAAGGCTGACAAAATGGCACGTAGAAGCATTGATGCTGGAAATGACATTGAGGATGCTAAGGAAGCCCTTCAAAGTAACAAAGAGTACTTTCAGAATGCTTATGACAAGCTACTTGATGAAGCTGAGAAATCAGCAGAGAAGGAGAAGGAGGAAAGGAAGAAACAATCTATTAAAATCAAGGATTCATTACTGAAAGACAAAACTTTGCTTGGTGACATGGAAATCTCTCAGGAATTGCGTAAGAAAGCATTTGAGAGTATTTCAAAACCTGTTTACAAAGACCCTGATACAGGTGAGTATCTCACAGCTGTACAGCGTTATGAGCAGGAGCACCCAACAGAATTCATTAAGTACGTAGGTCTCTTTATGGCTTTGACTAATAACTTTAAGGATTTTGAATCCTTCACAAAGGGAAAAGTCAAGAAAGAAGTTAGAAAAGGTATGAGAGCACTGGAACAAACCCTTAATGGTACTAGGAGAGATTCTAATGGTAGCTTGAAGATGGTAACAAAAGTAACAGATGACCCTGAGTCTATTATTCCAAGTGGTTTTAAACTGGCTCTCTAAACATATAGAAAAAAGAATTTGATTTTTTGTTTAATGATTAAAGAGTAAGAAAAATGGGAAAACTCGGTAAATTTCAGAAAGAGCTTTTCACACAGTGGGGTGGCGTAACTAAGAAGAATCACATTAATAGTGTATTTCAGGGACAGCCACAGCAACTGACAAATCTGGTAACTCAGCTTTTGGCTTACCACAGAGGTAAAACCCTTGACACATTCCTGTCAAAGTTCCCTGTGAAGTATTTTGATTCAGATGATGAGTACACATGGCCTATTATTGGTAGTGCTGTGAAGAATCTTCCTCTGGTTGAAGCACGTGACATTGATGGTACTATCATTGATAGTAACTACCCATCAAATGTTGGTAAGAATGTTGAGCCATTCTATGTAGTGTTTGCAGAGAATCTGTTTGCAGATGGTGCAGTCATTGTAGGTGAGCTTAATGAGGTATATCCTCTGCGCATACTTGGTGATGGTCGCAATGAGGGTACTAACACTGTTTACAAGGTAGAGCTTATGGCAGGTAATACTGAGGGTATGCCTGTAGAGCAGCTTCTTCCTGGTAAGAGATTCTCTAAGGAGTATGCTCCTGTAGAGCGTGAGTTCTCACGTAAGGTAGATGACATTACATTTGCTAGTCCAACAGCAATGCGTAATGAGTTTACTACTATCCGTATGCAGCACAAGGTTTCTGGTGCTATGATTAACGACAAGCTTGCATTTGGTATTCCTCTTGAGGATGAGAATGGTAAGATTAAGGTTGTTGATATGTGGATGCACAATGAGCAGTGGAAGCTTGAGCAACAGTGGCAGGATGCTAAGAATAAAGTATTGGCATTTGGTCGCTCTAACCGCAATAAGAATGGTGAGTACCTTAACATTGGTAAGTCTGGAGAGGTTATCCGTATGGGTGCTGGTCTTTATGAGCAGATGGAGTATTCTAATACCATGTATTACAACACATTCTCACTCAAGCTTATTGAGGATGCTCTCTATAGCATAGCAGCAGGTAAGCTTGACCTTAAGGACCGTGTATTTGTATTGAAGACTGGTGAGCGTGGTGCTATTCAGTTCCATAAGGCAGTACTTGATACTGTTAGTGGTTGGACAGCATTTACAACTAATACTGATGCAGTAGGCATGGTTAGAAAGACCAATTCTCCTCTCCATCAGAATGCTCTTTCAGCTGGCTTCCAGTTTGTAGAGTTCCAGGCTCCTAATGGTATGATTGTCAAGGTTGATGTTGATCCATATTATGATGACCCAATCAGAAATAAGATTCAGCACTATCTTGGTGGTCCTGCATTCAGCTATCGTTATGACATCTTTGATATCGGTACTACTTCTGAGCCTAACATCTTCAAGGTAGGTGTTAAGGGTGATGAGGGTGACAACACTTCTTATGAGTGGGGTCTGCGTAACCCATTCACAGGTCAGAAGGGTAATCCATTCATGAGCCATGATGAGGATAGTGCTACTATCCACAAGCTTGCAACACTTGGTGTTTGCGTGAAAGACCCAACACGTACTATGAGCATTATTCCTGCTGTACTTATGGGTTAATAAATAATGAGATTGGAGTGAGGAGGTTTAAAGACCTTCTCCTCCAAATCTTTTAAAAAGTAGAAGTTAATTAAAAAACAAAGGAGAAGACAACAATGGCAAATAAGAAAAGAGTAGAAGAAGAGCTCATTGAAAAACCTGCTGAAATACAGCAGACTATTGAACAATCAGTTAAAGTAGAAC